GATATCTGACGCACTTACAGGCGCCTTCTCAACAATCGCGCGATATGTCTGTTGAAAGCGCACGCGCAACGCCCACCAAGCTTGCGCCTTAAAATTGTAATAATAATCCTTGTTTTTTCGTCCTTTTACATCTTCGCGCTCTGGATGAATAACAGCACCTGATCCGCGAAATGCGCGCACGCCAATTGCACGTTGTTTCCGAGCAACACGAAATTCGTTCAATACGCGCGCATCGCCGCGCACCGCTGAGCCAATTCCATCTGCATCGTAAAGGAACCATTCATGGTGAAGTTCTTCGGCAAGCGCGAATGCTCGCGCCGTTGTGAATGCTGTATCAGAATTCTTGCCAGACCATTCCTCAATGAAGTCAAGCAAGAAACCATAACCACTTGCATATGCGCAAAGATCAGCACCTTCATCTGCAACATCGAGCGCGCCATATCGTTCGCCACTCGGCTCCATCGCAAGTTTGATATGCGCATCAACTGCCGCTTGTACCCATTCGCTCGGTATCAGAACACCTTCAGTCGAAGCCGCATAATTGATATCCAACTCTTGTGCGACAATGACGGGATTATTGATCTTGAGCTTCTCGTTCTCATACCATGCTTCATCTTTACGCGGATCATCTCGCCAATGCAGTGTAAAGACTTCAACCGCACCAGAATGACGAAGCTGCGCAAATGGATTGCCTAACCCATTTGCCGATGAAATGTCATGCCGACAATTTGTCGTTTGCGAGAGCGCAGCATCAATCAATAAAGGGCGTTCAAGATATGCTGCTTCATCCACAAAATAGATTGATGCTCTATCACCGCGTCCGATATTGTCGCCGGCTTCCCCCGTCATTGTGGAACCGGTTGATGGAAACATAATCCGCATATGCGGTGCATGCTTCCGCTCATCCCATCCTTCTCTGAATTCGCGAGGCAAATTCTTTATGAAATAGCGTGCTTTCCAAAAAAGTGCTTTTGGGCTTTCAGAAAGATCAACATATTCTTCCTTACGACTACCAAAGCCAATCAGCATACCGTCATAGAACATGCACAACGTAGCACTTAACGATACCGCAAGCCATGACAAGCCACCATCTCGGCTTTTATCAGTTAATGCACGTTCGCGATTTTTCCATTTGCGAATGGTATAATTGACCCATTCAATCTGCTTCTCAAAGAGAATAAATGGAATATCACCAGGCAATCCACGCTCAACAAGACGAGGATCAAATGTCATTCCCCAGTCATTGATGAATTGCGCAGGATTATCCTTGTAAAAGACGCGCAATGCAGTGAACAACTCAGGCTTAGCGCGTAAGCGTCTTAGCCTATCAACACGCAATGCAAAGATTGTACCGTAATCTGGGTTACGCCAATCAAAGCCAGTTGCGCTATCTAATCGAGTTGTATCGTCAAGAGGCATGCTGGATGTTCAACACTCATGTTGCGTTTTCCAAGTTGACCTGCAAATCAACTGACTAGTCGTTTGGTTCTTACGATAACCAGACTGTCCTTCTCTGGCACCAAACCATCCAGCACACTTGTCCGGTATTTCACCGAACCAGGCCGATTGCTCACGCTAGTTTGTGGCATCCTGGCGCCCTACTCTGCCTTGTAAAAACATTATACAAACTATAAAATGAAGGCAGCAAATTTCCATTTAAGCTGAACCTTCGGTCTTATTAAGTCGCGCAAGAACCTGCTGATTACCATGCTCAATATTCTTCGCAACCAGTTCCATTGCCATCTCAATCGTAACGCTATGTTGATCCTGAAGCGCTATAAGTTTACCTAACATATTGGCAGCGACAGCAAGCAGTTCTAGTGCTGATAGCTTATGCGCATGCTTGCGAACAAGCTTAACCAAATCCTGATAAGCAACCTCATGTTCTGGTTTAGCTAGTTGCAAACTCATGTGCCAACCTTACTTCCGTCATCCCATTTAAATTCGCCATCTTCGCCAACTGGGAAATGAGCACGACAATTAATGCAAAACGTACGGGAATTATATACATTACTCCCTCCCGTCGTCATAGTGCGTCTTTCAGAGAAAACCAGACCGTTTCGGCAGGTCCAACGATTGAATAGGAATGTTGGAAAAGACGATGCAGCAGCATTTGAGCCAAACGCCGGGCCACATCATCCAGGGTCTCGGCATCCCTTGGGAACCTGGGATAGTTTATTAGACCAACGCGGACTCCAGATTCCTCGCCTCCGGTGTATATGAATGTCACCGGTTCAACGGTCACACACTCGCCGTGCATGAGACAGAATTCTCGGCAGGCCTGCTTGGCTTGGCCCAAATCACCAGCAATGAAAATATCGAAGCGGATTGTCGGTTCTGTGGTGGTGGTGGTCATCGCGAACAAACCGCGCATGCTGTAACCCGTTTGCGCTGCTTTGGAACGTCTCCGCCCTCGAAACGCTTCCGCAGATCAGCCATGGACGACGGCCAGGTGTCGCGGCCAGGAGACCTGAAGGTATGACCAATCTTGGTCTCCAACGCCTCTCCTTTAGCGAACCGATCCGGGAAATTAGACCAGAGCGAGTACCACTCAAACAAGGTCTGGTGGTAGCACCATTCACAATCCGTTCGGACGGGGATACACACGCCACGTCGGTCCAGGCTCTCCAATACATCGGAAAGCGCCCATTGCCAGTCGCGCATGGGAAAAGTCGCGGTGACGCCTTCAATGGCGTCATAATCACCGCCCTCGCGCGCCGGTTCGTCAAAACGAATGCCAACATAAGAGACTACTGGACCGGTCGCCGCTTGCCCCGCCATCCAGGCGCCATATGGCTCAATTTTCAACTGACGAGTGCACCACCTCTGGCGGAAATTCGGAAGCGCCTTGTAATACTCAATCAGCCCTTCAAGGCTGAAACCCGAAGTGACTGGCCAAATGCGAGAGCCCAGCTTTTCGCCCAACGCAAGCCAGTGGTCGAACATGGCTTCTGGCTCATTACCGGTCGGAGTGCAGAGCCAAATAAAGGGACGATCCGGGTGCCGCGCGCGCAACTCCAACGCCATCGCGGACGAATCCTTGCCGCCGGAAATACCGCCGACATGCAAAACGCCATCACTATCGCGAACGATCGCGGATGCGGGTGGTCCGATCAACATGGCTGTTTTCCGGGACCGTCGTCATCTTCTTCTATGGCACAGATGGATACGCCCTTCTGGGTGCCGTCCATCACCGCTCGCAGCAAACTCAGCACGCTGTCACGCTCCCAGCGGTCAGAAAAGTTTATCACGATGGAGAATGTCTTCGCGTCGTCTGGGTTTTCACTCATCGTGATTTCTCTTTCGCGATTTTGGCCGCTTTGCGCTTTCGCTTCTTGGCCGGTTTCGACTTGGGTTTTGGTGGCGGAAATCTACCCGGAAACGTCGCGGGAGTCAAATATATAATTCCCAAACGTACCGCTATAGAAGTAAGGATCACGAGCATACGTTTCAGCGATTGACTGAGACATTGTGGTTGCTACACCACATTTCTCGTGAACATAAGTTCGTCGAACCGGCCGCACGAATCCTTTCGCGCGTTCTTCAACCGATAGCACAACATAATCTTTTTGCTGGCCATTGGGTTTCAAGTCGCGATGGTCAGGCGTGACCGGCAATCCATCCTCAAGCGTTTGCTGCGTGCGATCAACAGGAGGAGGCAATTTATCAATTCCGAACAACTTATCAAGATCACTCATGGGTCTTTCCACTCTTCAGATTGTGTGCATAATCTCGCGATATTGCTTGGCAGCTTCCTGTGGATCATTCACATTGATAACCACTTGCACAGCCGATGACGGCCCATTAGACCCTTCATTGACATCATCCCAGCCATCTTTGCGTAGCTTGCCGCGGCGGATACTGAGGAAGTATTTCGCCGCATTGACATCAGGCGGCACATACTCCTCATAAGGCGCATACACAGGCGAGCCCTTCTCGCTCAGTATCTTCACGGCATCATATTTAAACCCAACCGCACGCTTGAACATAGCATTGACGACAAGTCCATCAACATTTTCCCGGCCATCGATTAACGCCTGGGAAAACTCTGGCTTCTCTTTTACCCAAACATAGAATGTAGTAACGTCAATTCCCATCGCTGCCGCAATACGCTCATCAGTCAACCCAAGCAATGCGAAATTAAATGCAATGATTGGACTTTTCTTGGTATAATCAGTCGGGCGTCCAACTGCATGCGGCTTATATTCAATGCGAGTAATTGCTGGATCATCAATCTCAAATTCTTCTGCGCGCTTATATGACTTCGCAATCGCTTCAGCCATTTCCGGCGCTGTTTCATGCGGCGGATGAAATCGATGAACGCTCCCCGACTTCCCATATGTAATCCCAAGCGCAGTTGGAAGCTCGCCAAGGGACTTTGGCGCAGACGTTTCGACGCGCAATTCAGAGGGAAGCGATACACGCGGCACGTTCGATTACTCCTGCGATTTCTTCACAAGCTCGATAAGCGTTGCGATGTCTCGTTTGAGATCAGCGATTTCCGTTTCAAGCTGAGCAAATCTTTCCTCACGTTGCGTCAATGCTTGCAAAATGTCCTGCAAAAGTTTCTTTACAGTTGCCATATAATCTGGAAGATGTTTCATGGCATAACTTTTTCAAGATCCTTCATGAAGAATTCGATCTTGTGTTCTCTACCAAACATCATTATTGGCAAGCAAGCACGTTGTTCATCTGCCCATTCAACAATTGGTTTTTGCAAATCGATAAAATCGCTAAATGGATTATCAACATTGCCTTTGATACGCACATGACAACCAGCAGTGATATAAGTTTGCGGTCGTTTCTCTCTACCAGTTCCATTGCGATCGATTTCATCATATGAAAGGCAATGTGAACGTAG